AGAATTTGAAAGCGTAGGGAATCTAAACGGCTTTTACCAAGAGTATATGAATGAAGCTCAAAGCCCAGATAACGCTCCTTTTAAGCCAGAATACATTAGATTGCATCATTATTCTTATAGGCGGACTGCCGAAGGTCAGAATACTTTATATAGAACAATAGACAATGAAGATAAGATTATCCCAGTAGATATATACTGCGGAGTTGACCCTGCATCTAGCTTATCTGCTAGAAGTGACTTCTTTGTAATTGCAGTTATTGCTATAGATAGCGATGGTAACAAGTATATAGTAGATATAGTAAGAGACAAGATTGACCCGGCATACCAGCCTGAGACAATTATAGACATATATAAGAAATATAGACCTAAAAGAGTTAGAATTGAGACTACAGGCTATCAAGAAGCACTTAGAAGTAGTGTACGTAAAATGATGCTTGAACAGAAACTTTACATACCCGGACTAGAAAATGGTATCAAGCCTCGAAATAGAAAGTCAGAACGACTTATGAGCCTTGTACCCATGCTTGCTAGGGGGGAATTTTTCTTTAGAAAGAAAGACGTTATAGCACAACAAGAATTTCTATCCTATCCAAGAGGGAAACATGACGATATATTGGATGCTATCTATTATGCAGTAGATACTATGAGACCAGCACGTAAAATGACGTTGGATGGAAATAAATTGAATAAAACAAATAAAATACTTGACTGGATGACCTTATGATAAGTAGATTCGCACAATGGCATACGTAGAGAAAGAGAGCGATATTCCTGATAATATCGTTGAAGACACTCAGGACCTTTGGAAAACCTATTCTCAGAAACGAGAAACGTGGGCAACCCAAGCTCAAGAAGATGCAGAATTTAGACTTGGTAAACAATGGACAGCTGAGCAGACAAGAGTTCTACTTGAGAGGGGTCAAGCTCCACTTGTAGTTAATCGCATTCATCCAGCAGTTGAAGCCGCTAAAGCTCTACTAACTAGCACAAGACCTAGTTTTAGAGTATCTCCTAGAGAAGACAGTGATAATAAGGTGGCACAAGCTTTCAACGGGCTTTTAGAATATATGTGGTACATTTCAGAAGGTACCCAAGCATTACGTAACGTCATAGACGACTATTATACAATGGGAATGGGCGCTATGATGGTTTACATTGACCCCTTAAAAGACTATGGTCGCGGAGAAGTATGTATCCATGACGTAGACCCATTAGATGTTTATATTGACCCAAATAGCAGAGGTAGATTGGGTGACGATGCAGAAAACATTATTGTATCAAGACTTTATACTAAAGCTCAAGCAACTACTATGTATCCAATGTATGAAGAAGCTATCAAAAATGCTGGTAGTGATATGCAAACAGATAGACCTAGTACGCAAAGAGTGGATACTAAAGGGATAATATTCCCTGAAGACACCGAAACAAAGACACAATCTACTTATGGAGTAGACTCTGAATACATTAGAGGTTATGAAAGGTATTATAAGATATGGGTTAAGAGATACCATATTAAAAGCCACCTTGATGGTTCGGAAGAGGTCTTATTAGAAGAAGATTTAGAAGCATATTTAAAACAACCTATAATCCGAGTAAATGGCAAGGTTTTTACTGACCCAGAAAAAGCAAATGGGATTATAAACCAGATTGAACAACAGCACCAACAAGCTTCTGTTCAAGCTCAAGAGAAAAACGTAGATGCTCCACCTCTCCCTAAAGTTGAGTCTTTAACTTATAAAGATTTAATGGATGAAGATTTGATAGAGATGGTGAGTGTTCCCGTACAACGTATTAAAATGTGTGTTGTAATGGGAGACCAATATCTTTATTCTCGTATACTTCCAGTAGAACACTATCCTATTATTTTATTCCAAAATATTCACAATAGGACTCCTTATCCAATCAGTGATGTTCGCATGGTAAAAGACATGCAAGAATACATTAATAAAACAAGGTCTTTAATAATTGCACACGCTACTACCAGTACAAATACAAAGATTTTAATTCCGAGTGGCTCTGTCGATATGCAGGATTTTGAACAGCGTTGGGCTCAACCGGGAGTGGCTATAGAGGTAGATATGGACCAAGGCACCCCTCAACCGATTCAACCAACACCCCTTCCTAATACTCTATATCAAAATGAGCAAGTCGCTAAACAAGACATAGACCACGCTTTAGGTCTATACGAGTTAATGCAGGGTAATTCACAAGCCGCACCTCAAACTTATAAAGCCACTATTAGTCTTGATGAGTTTGGACAAAGGAAAATTAAGTCTAAATTACAAGATATTGAGACTAGCCTTCAAAGAGTTGCTAAAGTAGCTATCCCGTTAATGCAACAACTATATCACTCGGAAAAAATAGTTAGAATAATACAGCCTAACAATAGTGTAACTGAATATTCTATTAATAAAAAAATATACGATGACCATACTGGTGAAATAAACGTATTAAATGATATATCAAGAGGAGCTTACGACGTAGTAGTTGTTACTGGGTCAACCTTACCTACTAATAGGTATGCTCAACTTGAGATGTATATGGACGCTTATAAAAATGGAATCATTGATAATGTAGAAGTATTAAAAAAGACAGAAGTATTTGACATGGAAGGTGTAATGCAGCGTAAAGACCTAACTGCTCAACTGCAAAGTCAATTACAGCAATCTCAAGAAGAGATTAAAAAATTACAAGGCGATATGCAGACGCGTGAAAGAGAAGTGTACCATGCAAAGCAAAGAGCTGAAATAGAAAAATTCAAAGCTGACTTAGATAAACAGTCTACTCAATCTAAAATGAGTGGGAAATTATTTGAGTCGCGCCTTGATGACGTAATGGGAAATGTAAAATCTGAAATTAGAGAGTCTAATAAGCAGAAAAAACAATAGTCCTCACCCCTACTTCCCAATGGACAGGATATAATAAAAGGAACTCGACATGAGTGAAAACCAAGAGGTTGCTCTAGACCAAGAGATAGTAAATCTAGCTAATCCAGTAGAACAATTACTTTCTGGTATGGATACCGAACCACAGGAATCATCAAGTCAGTTAACGCCGGAGAGCGTCTTTGATGGCGAATCTCTATTCAATGGATTTAATAGAGTGCAACCGGATGAACCTGCTAAGGCAGAACCTCAATCTGAAGTTGCTGAAAAACCCAATGAAGAAGTACGGTATCAGTATTGGCAATCTGAGGCTGATAAAGCGAAGAACGAAGTTAATGAGTTAAAAACAAGACTGGAAGCAGTCGAGAATAGACCTCAAGAGCCCGTTGCACAGCCTCAGCAATTAGAAGAATCTATAGAAAGTTTCCCTCCTTCTCCTGACAAGCCCGAACAACCAAGAGGCTTTAATAGAGAAGAGGCATGGAGTGACCCTAATTCTGACTCTGCTAAATACCTAGACAACGTTGATGAATGGCGTGATGATATGGATGAATATAATAAACTCTACACAGAGTATAATATGGCAATCTTATCTGAAGAAAAACAGGCATTACAAGATGAACGTCAAGGTGTTATAAAAAAACAAGCTGAAGAACAACAGTATCGTCAACAAATGGATGGAGTGGCAAATCACTTAACTAACAATTACAATGCAAGCCCAGAAGAAGTTGCAAAGTTTGTAGAAGTTATGGATAAACCAGAAAGTCTAAATGTTGATAATCTTTTTCAGTTATTTAGGATGCAGAACGGGGGTAATGTCCCTCAAGTTAGTCAACCAATTGCAGATGTTCAATCAGAAACGCCTAAATCTGAAAGCTTTAGTCAACTGAAAAGAGCTCAGCAAGTGCCTAGCCCAATGGGAGTATTACCTAGTAGCAACAATTCTGCTACCACTCAATCCTCGGAAGGAAACATTATGGATTCTATGGTAAATGCTTACAATAAAAGGAATCCTTGGTAAAAAGGGATTTCCCAAAATAAGAGGAGGGAGTAATGGCTAATTACTCAACAAATACTGGTGTGGTACCTCAAGGTACAAGCATCAATGACTCCCGCCGAGTTTATAACTTTGGCGATAGAGTAGCGGAGTTAGCTCCGCAAACTTCACCGTTTTTTGTTTACCTATCTAAAATTGCGAAAGAAGCAACTGATGACCCTGTATTCAAGTTCCTTGAACAACGTCATCAATTTCAACGTCGTGATTTTATATGTAAAACAGATGGTGCAGCAGTAGCAAAAGATGCACAAACGACCTATAAACTTGTTTCTACATACGATAAGTATGGTGTAGAGGTTGCTAGTGCAGCTCCGTTATTTGTCTTAGTAGGACAGGTGCTTAGGATAGCTGGTAAAGCTGTAAGAGTTACAGCAGTAGTACCGGGTAGTGGTAACGCACTGACTTATGCAGATGGCGCAAGTGATGCAAACAAACTAACAAGAACTGACGTAACCGTTACAGCACTAGAGACTATTGCAGAAACGGACATTGAAGCGGGAGCTTTAGGTCAAGTGATTGGTACAGCTTGGGGTGAAGGTACAGAAGACCCTTCAGGTTGGAAAGATGAGATGTATTCTCGTGAAGGATATACTCAGATTTTTAAAACTGGGATTGAACTATTCTCTGGTTCTGCTTTAGCTACACGCTATAGAGGAAGACCTGATGAATATAAACGAGTCTGGGCTGATAAGCTGATGGAACATAAGATGGACATTGAACAAGCTATGTTGTTTGGGATAGGTTCAGCTAATGAAGTCACAGCAACAGGTCCTGTTCGTTATACTCATGGAATTGTTCCTTACACTTCGACTCATGGAAAGAGCTTTGCATTTTCTTACGCTAACTCTACTTATGACACTTTTATTGACGCAATGAAGGTGTTTTTTGCACCTGAAACGGGCAATAGTGGTGACAAATTAGTATTGACATCTCGTAAAGTACTTGCATGGTTAAACAAGCTAGGAGACAACAGTTTCTTGCATAACACGATAGGTGCATCATCTTATAAAATGGATGTACAAAACATACAAGGTTCTTTTGGACATATGGTGACTAGAGTAAATACCCTTTTTGGTAATTTACATTTTGTTGCTGAACCTTTGTTCAGAGGTCAAGACGAGAACATAGCAGTTGCTATTGATTTAGCAAATGTTAAATATCGTCCATTAGTAGGTAATGGAATATCAAGAGATACTCACATTATATCTAATGTTCAATCTAACGCAATAGATGGAAGGAAAGACATCATCTTAACCGAAGCCGGTTTAGAAATATCTCTTCCTGAAACTCATGCAGTTATGACTTGGAGCTAACCTAACCTTATAGGGGGGTTTTCGGACCCCCCTGTATAATGGAAAAAATAATATGTCGTTTACAGGTAAAATAGAGCAATACACAGGTAGCAACACAGGTTTAGATACTACTAATGCTATAAAGCAAGCTGTTGATATAACTCTAGGGACTGTAAAAAGCAATGCCCCGCAATTACTATCTTTATTTGCTAGAAAAGTTACAGTTAGTTCTTCAATGACAACGGGATACCAGTTATCAAGCGAGCATGTATTTGATGTCACTAAAATTGAAAGAGAATTTGGAAGTAGTATATATATATGTCAACCAGTGCCTAATGAGCAATTTTATGCAGTAAGCGACCCTAGTAGCATATATTATGTTCAAGGTTATTCTCCTGCTTATCTAATAGACTTTACTTCTAGAATAAGAATTTTTCCAGACCCTGATAATACTGATAAAGCTTATATGTATTTAGTCTATAATAGTAATGGGAAAGTAATAAATGATTCTAGTGAAACTATCACAGAAGAATTGAATCATACTCCTTACGGGGTTACTACTCCAACTACGCAATGTTTTCCTAAAGTATGGTATCAATATTTAATTTTAGTTGCAAGTTCAATTTTAGTACAAGAAAAAATAAGTTTATTAATGAGTGACACTACAAATTCAACTTTTACTAGTGTAGAGGAATGGCTATCAGATGAAGATGAAGGCATGGTCACTTCTACGGCTCAAGCAATAGGAATATTCCAAAATAAAATACAGATAATAGATAAATATAAACAAGAATTTTTAACTAGTCAGGGGATAGCTGGGACATCTGACAACCCAAAAGCAGGGCAGAAATCATGAAATTAAAAGAAATGGTAGAAAGAGTTCAGCAACATCACCCTAATATGAACATAACTGAGATAGTTCGGTCATTAAACGACGCTATGAATGATATGGGTTTTAAAACTGAAATGGTAGAATCTGCTGACCAATTTA